TCGAAGTCGTCCGTCTTCACTTCGCCTTGCCGAATACGATGGCGTTCACGATGCGGCGGAGGACGTCCACAATCTTGTCGTCTTCAGTCGATTCGGTGAGGCCGGTGATAGTACCAGCGAGGGCGATAACGGCGAGGGCGATTTCTGCCCAGTTTTCAGTAAAAAATTCCATTATTTAGAGGGTGTTGGTGAGTCTGATTTTAGGTCTTCGACGTCGGTCTTGACGTCGGTCATTTCGGTTTGTAGGGCTTCGATTTCTGCAAGGCGAGCGTTGACGAAGTCGACGAGCCGCTCGAACATGGCGAGCTGTTCCTTTCCTGTCGTTGACGCCTTCTCTGCGTCAATCCATTCAAATTGTTCAGGCATGGTTTACGGTGATTGTACATTGAGGGTTGCGGTATGCAACCGGGCCCCCAACAAGTATTCCGATATTAAATTGAAAACGATTCGCCAGTCCTATAGTCTGGACCTCGACGTCTTGTTCTACAATGGTGATAGTGTTATATGTTCCGTCTGCCGTTATGACACTTCCAGTGTTGGTGAAAAAGCTAAACCACCCCGCCTTGCTTTCCATGTAGACCGTTGCCAAAGTCCCTACAGGGGCGCTACATTCAATCGAGAAGTCGACCGAGACCGTTGAGCCCGGTGTTATAGGTAGTGCGGTGATCTGAAAGCCGTTTGATTCAAGCGGGACACCCATCGCCAACCCCGCTCTCATGTTAGGCGTAAAAGTCAAACTACCGTCAGAGACCCGGCCCAAGCGTACCGGAAAGGTTGCCAAACTTTGTGAGTCTGAATTGGTCGAAGAGAGAATGAGGGTAGATACCTGCCCCTCGGAGGTAGGATAGCCGCCCTCGAAGTCGTCGGTGACGTCGTTGTACACCAAGGTCTCCCCGTCGTTTGGAGCGGTTGTAGGTAGGCCGTAGTCGCTCTCCGTGGTGTTCGTAGCCGAGCCGATGAAGAACTTGCCGTCGGGAAGGTTCGGCACGTCGTTAGTCCGACCAATGCACGACACCTTGAGACCTTGGCAAATGGTGCCGTTGGTCTTGAGCACGACGCCCACGTTTTGAATGAGGTTCGTTCCCGTGGGTTTGTCTTTGGTCAAGCCGCCCCCTGCATCCACGTAAAGAACGTCGTTCTCTTCGAGTCCTGTGAACCCTGAGAGGTTGGTGTTGTACGTTCCGGTCATGATGGAGAACCCGTCCTTGCCGCTTGCGGTTGTCGTGAGTTCGGTTTCGGCGATGCCGATTGCGGGCATCTTTGCCGGGTCGCTGGCGTCGGCAATGCCCACGAGGATGCGTTCACTGCCTCCAATCTCACCACGGGAGTACAAGGGCGTGCCTGCGGAGATGGTGGCGCCTTCGTCGTTACGCACCGGGAAGTGTACCTTCTCGGCCGTGTCTGCGTCACCTCCGCCTCCAAAGGTCAAGGTAATTTCCCCGTCGCCGTCGTCGGTCAAACTGCCATTGGGGACGTTGATGGTGGCCACGCTTAACACGTCCGGCGCCCCGTCCAGTTCACGCACCCGGAGAAGGCCCCGCGCCTTGAAAGCGGGCGTCGTGCTGCCTTCGGGTTCAACGCCTGTGAGTGGAGCGTTGCACGAGTCGTAGGTGTAGGGAACCGAGATAGCGATGTCCAAGAGGCACCCGGCAAGGGCGTTGCTCTGCGACTCCTCCAAAGGTGTCACCGAGGCGTTGACGAGGTCGTAGTGAAACCCGAATTGGAAGATGTTGCCTCCGTTCTGGATGTCTGCCAAGATGTCCTCGGCAACCTGCTCTGCGTTGGAGATGTTCTCCTTTTGATATTCCACCTTGTCCGCCTTTGATGGAGGCAGGGAGAGAATGTAGACTTCGAGGTTGTAGGTCTTCGCCTTGGGGGAGTTGTAGTCTCCACCCGTGTACACCAAGTGGAGGAGCGGGTACTGCTCGAACTTCTCCAAGTCCACGTCCGAGGGCGAGCCATACGAGAACGTCTTGATGAAGAAGTGGTCGTCGCAGAACTCCTCAAACTTGGAGACGATGTTGTTAAATGTGATCATGCGATGCGGTTCTTACTGGCTTGCTCTCTTTTGAAATTCAAGTCCTTGAGGTAGGCGAGGTGGGTGAAGGCGTGGCCAACGGGTAGCTTCGTGACCGCATCCATCTTGAGAATGTCCTCGCCAGCCAAGGTGTAAAGGACAGGGTACCATCCCCACTTTGTAGCAAACTCGTCACCTCCTGCGTTTTCTGAATTAAAGAGGACTGCAAAGCGTTCAGTAGTTTCTTTTCGGTACTCCAAAAAAAAAGCAACGCACCTGCGACGAGAGGGGCGGGCATATCGAGGAACACGTCGGCGTCCTCTTTGGCCGTGTACGGTTTGATTGAGTAGCGGTCCCCCCACTTCCTTTCGAGTGGTCGGTATAGGATGCTCATGGCCTTGTGGGGTGTCTTCCAAAAGTCCGCCGTGTACGTCTCCATATCAATCCACTCTCCCGCGCTGAACTCGTCCCAGTCAGGCACGAACCCGTACTCAACTCCTCCGAGTTCGATGATTTCTTTGTGCTGGGCGACCTCGTTGGCTTGCAAGGTGTCGAGGTGTGCGTTGGCCTCCACGATCAGTTTGTGGGGCATCTTGCGGAGCTCTGCGAAGGAGTGGCCCGTGACGGCATGGACGCGCTTAACGGGGTCGGTTTCCGTTTCGAGCGTCATAAGGTGCCGGAGGGTGAGGTCTTGGAAAGTGGCGGGTAGGCGCAGCTTCATATTGTTACAAGTTCAAAAGGGTGAATGTCTGAAGTTATCCGAGGGCGTAGTTGCCGAAGTTCGGGTTCGTCTGGTTCCACGTCACGGCGTAGCGTGAGGCGTCGATAAAGTGGTTGAAGGCGTCGACGGGCTCGTTCAGTTGGCGTCCGTTCTTGTCCTCTTTGTATTTGTAGTTCCGGAGTTCTTTGATGCCGTTCACGCTGCGCTCGGTGATGAAGAGCGGACGAGACCGGAGGAAGTCTATACCCGACCGAACCGAGTCCGGGCCTTTCCGAGCTGGGTGTATGTTGAACCCGTGCCCGTGGATTTCGTCGATGGACTTGGGCTCGGCTGAGTCGGCGACAATCATAGCCTTACCTATCTCTGCGTCTCTTAGGGTTTGGGCGATGGCTGCATTTGTGAGACCCGTAGCGTAGCAAACCTCGTCGAGGCAGAAGCCGTGACCGTCGGTGTAGACCTTGACGATGGCCGTGGGGTCGTTGGTATATCCAAAGTCCAACCCGATGTTGAGTAGTCGCCACCCTTCCGGGACTTGAACTACTTGCTTCCAGTGGGTGAGGATCGTCGCACGGGAGACTCCACGTTCACCCAACCCGTACACCCTCCAGTAGTCGTGGTCGGCTTCCTTCAGTCGTTCAATCTCTGCCACGGTTGACTCCGGGAGAAACGGGTTGTCCTTGTATGTGGTTTGAAAGAACTCGTGGTCGGACCGGGTGAGTACGTGGTCGTATATCCAGTGGAACTCATCCGAGGGGTTGTAGTCGATAATCGCCTTGCCCGTTGTTCGTAGCATAAGCTGTCTCCAATCTTCGAGGGTGAGCTCGTTGGCTTCGTTGACGAACAAGATGTCACGCTTGCGGCCCCTGACCTTTTGCGGTTGGTCAACCGAGATGAACTCGACCATGTTCCCGAATAGGATGTAGGTTGCTTCGCTCTTGTTGTGAAGGTTGACGTCGTAGATGTCCTCCCGTTCGAGTATCTCGAAGAAGTCCCGCATAACCGAGGCGCGTATGGCTGGGAAGGTCTTTCGTGCAATGGTGATAACCGCCCCGGAGTTCTCGTTGCGGTGGCACAATTCAATCAGGGCGGTGAGTATGGAGTACGTCTTGCCCGATCGCGTACCGCCTTGGTGAACTTGAATCTTGGCGGGCGAGTTCTTGACGTGGTGGTATGTGGCGGGTTGCCTCACAAGCTATCCAAAAACTCCTTGTGGCTCTCGTAGTATGTCCACCCTCCCTTCGTGTAGCCCTTCGACCAATGGTGGTACACGTACCCGTTTATCTTGTAGCACCCAGAACTCGGAACCGTGTAGGCAATGCCACGTTCACGAAGCATCTTTTCCAAGACCTCCCGTGAGTGACGGCGTTCAAGTTTCTTGCTCATGACACCGAGGAGTCGTCGGACACAAACCAAGACAACGGCTTCTTATCGGCCACCTCAATCTCTTGTCTCTCGACGTAGCCCCTGCCCTTGCCTTTGGTCTTCATGTAGAAGATGGTCGCTGCCGGGTTGCCTTGCGAGATGAGTTTGTGCAAGTGGTGTTCGGCAAAGTCCAACACGACTTCGGGCAGGTTGTCACACGCTGCCTTGTACGTTGGGTCTTCCTTGAGCCATCGGTAGTGTGTGTTCCGTGAGATGTCACACGACTCACACGCCAGCTTCACGATGCCCAATGCCTTTGTGAGGGCCTCGACCATGTTTGCCTTTTTTGGTTCCAGAGTGTCACCTCCTGTCACGGTATCATCTTCTCGCAGTGCTTGCATTGCTTAGGTTCTTTGGGTTCGTCTTCGGGTTCGGGTTTGTTCCAATCGATGGGAACCCCCCACTCTTGGAGTTGTTCGGGTTCGTGGGGGCCGTTGGCCAGCATCTCCATATCGAACTCTCCGTGGTGGCCGTTGCCTTTGATCATGGCCCTCTCTTGTTCCTCTTCCGTCCAGTCGCACACGCTGCATGGGACCGCCTCCCATCCGAGGTCAATGCACGCTCGGAGTCTTTGGTTACCGGCAAACACAACCATGTCAGGGTTGACCAAGATAGGTCGCACCGTCAACAACTTAGGGTCTTCGGCGATGGAGCGTTTGAGGTCTTCCATCTTCTGCCGCCGAATGAAGCGCGGGTTATTCGGGTGAGTCCTGAGCTTGTTCGTCTCGATAAGTATCGGCGGCGTTAAGAACATTGCGTAGGGTTTCTCTGATGTGATAGTCGGACACGGCGAGGTTCAAAAGAATCTCCCACGAGTCGTGGTCGTTGTGGAACACTCCGAAGTTAGCGACGTCGGCCCCGGTGTCCTTTCGTGTGAACACGAGGAAGTCGTCGCTCTCGTTGAGCATCCGTTTAACTTTGCGTAAGGTCATGCGCTGGTAAAAGTTTTGTAGTTGTCTCGGAAGCGGCGGTCAATCTCCAAGAGTTCCTCAGCACGCCTGACGCTATAGCACGAGGTCGTGTGGTTGGTGCGTTGGAGGGTCTTGGCAATCTCTTGAAACCGAAAGCCGTTGTCCCGAAGATACTTCGAAACGATGTGCCGGGTGTCGGCTACATGACCACGGCGGTTCTGGGCGATGATGTCGCCCCACTCCAGACCCAGCGCCTTCACTCCTCGGTGTGCTCTCTGAATGACGAGGCCCTTGTCGTGGGAGTAGTCGTGGAGTTGCCCAACGTTGAGGTATAGGTTGTCGGTTATTTTTTGGACCATTCCTTGGCACATATCGCCATGCGTTGGCGCTCGTTGGGAAACTCCTTCTTCATGACCTCGTCGCCCATACATCGGTTGAGAAACTCGGTCATCTTTTCGTCTTGGTCAGGTGTGGGAATCGGCATTGTGCACGAGGTCTTTGAGTTGTTGTAAGAGTTTCCG